GAAGCCGTTGAGCCATTCAAGTCCGGTTTGCTGTGCATCAAGCGTTGTCGAGATTGAAAATCCGATCTCCTGACAAAAGAGCGAAAAATTCGCCAACGTTCCGCCAACGTCGAGATTAGCGACCGGAAACCCTGCGCCGAGCTGTGGGTCGGTTAGAAAATGCTGCACTACCGCCGCCGGATCGGCATCTAGTTGTGATATTTGACTCGATCCCGACAACAAACCATTGATCTCAAACTGAATGTTCGGCAATGCCGGCGTCGGACCCAAGTTCATCGGCGTGGCCGTAATATGGCACGTACCCGAGTAACCGACTGGAAATCCAAGTCCAGCCATTGTGCCATCGGCCGCCTGTCCGTTCTGGCCGCCGTAGAAATTCAATGGCAAACTATTAAACGTTGCGTTCATTCCATTCGCGTATACGCCGTTGTTCGGTTGGACGCTCGCCGGTCCTTCACAAACGCCGAAGTCAACGTCGATTGAATAGTCAGGAACTGCCTTCTTCCCACCTTTCTTGCCACCTCCGCCGCCTTTGCCTTGTTGAGTCGTACCACCGATTGGCAACGAGCCGACGCCCTTGCCTTTTTTGCCACCGCCGGGGCCGATATAGTTCCCGATTGACAGTAGGTTAATACTCGCCCGAATGGTCCCGTAGATCATCGGAACCACAGAGCCGACCTGGCTCGTGTTATATCGCAACGCATTCTTTGCTTGTGTTTGCCACGAATTGTTCATCAAGAAACTGTACTTGGGTCTGAATAAACCTGTCACGGCAATGACGCTCCCGCTCCTTGTTCGAGCTGTTCGGCCTCAATGATCAAGTCCCCGTTGTCGTCTTCCTCGATCGACAGTATCCGAATGGCTTGGTTCTGGAGGTAGTTGTCACCGACGTTACCCGTAATCAACAAACAGTCCATCGGCTCCAATAACGCGTATTTCCAACCAAGTTTGAATTTATACGGCGTATTGCGGATATATTGTAGTCGTTGGAGATATATCTGCGTTGCCGTCTGGCCGCTGGTTGCGCTACAAAACATTTTACCGGATAGATTATCCCCCGTCCGCAAGCCATAGGCGTCGATTGCCGACTGATCGAACGCTGCCAAGACCGTGGAGTTGTAATTGTTTGTTCGGTCCGTGTACTCCATACTGACCCAATTTGAGGCGTCGACCGGATTTACCCGCGTAACCAAAACCGGGTCGGCCTTGTCCGCCGAAACTTCGCCGCCGTCTTTCCAGTCGGTTAGTATGTCGTCATCATTAATCGCGTACTGTGCAACTAGGTTTGGGTTCCACGATCCGACAGTCAAATCGCCATAAGGTATGAATTTCAATTGATCGCCCGACCAGACCATCGCAATATTAATCAACTTAACGAATGATCCGAGCCATTCGAGTCCCGTCTGTTGGCCGTCCAGACTCGCGCTAACGCCGAACCCAACGGCCTGGCAATAATTGTAAAAGTTTTCCGTATCGGCGAGATTTACAGTCGGTAAGCCGGCCCCTCTTTTGGGATCGCACAAAAAATGCCTGACTATCAGCGCCGGATTAGCATCGAGTCCCATAGAGCCGTCAATACAATAACCGTTGATCTCGATCGATAAATTCGGAATAGCCGGTGTGTTGCCCAAGTCCATAGGGGTCGCCGTCACATGACACGTACCGGAGTATCCGACGGTATTCCCGAGTCCGTCGAACGTACTATCGGGTGCTTGACCGTCCGCACCGGCATACAAATGCAACGGAAGTGCGTTGAATGTTGTGACTTCAGCACTCGCCCACACGCCATTATTTGCGGCTATAGTCACACTGCTGGCTATTCCTCCGTCATCGCCACCCTCGCAGAGACCGAAATCGACGTCAATTTGAAAGTCGGGATTCTTCTTGCCGCCTTTCTTTCCTCCGCCGCCACCCTTACCGACCTGAGTAGTTCCGCCAATCGGGAGCGGGCCGACGCCTTTGCCCTTTTTACCGCCGCCAGGTCCACGGTATCCACCGAACGCCAAGAGATTGACTTGCTGGCGAATTGTCCCATATATCATAGGCACAACAGATCCAACCTGACTCGTGTTGTACCGTAACGCGTTTAGGGCCTGTTTCTGCCACGACTGGAGTTGTAGGAAGGGTTGCGGCGTTCGAAATAAAAAGCTCACTTGTCACCTTCCAGAAACGCTTTCGGTCGGAAGAACCGTCGCCCAAGGGATCTGAGCCAGCCATTCGTAGCGTCTCCTTTTACGACCTTCTTTTGTGCAAACGCCGCGTGGATTACCCAGGGATAGTCGACAATGATCGCCCCATGACTAAAGACCTTCGCGTCGGACATTTTAAACAGTACAACGTCGGCCGGAAGCGGCTGCATCTGGCTTAGGGTGAATTCCTCGCACCAGTCCTTTAAAATTCCCGCATACCATTCGAGGTTCTGATGGACGTGAAAATCGGGCGGATAGTATCCGGGATCAACTTTCGGCATACAGCCACAGGCTTCGTAGACGGCCAACAATAGCTGTCCGCAGTCGACGCCGGCTCCTTTGACTTGGGCCATATGATGAAATCGGGTTCCGATCCACGACTGAGCTTCCGTCAACACAGCTTCGCGAAGTGGGTTCATACCGCTGTCTCCGGCGGCGGGATATACGGAAATCCACCGTATCGGTCTTGATTCTGGAAAGCCTGACACGTCGCCAATGTGTGGTCACACCCTGGGAGCAAGTTAAACGTATCGACGCCTGGCGTAACTGGAAACAGCCACGGCTTCAAATAGAATATCTGCCCCAGTCCGGTTCCCGAATTAACTGCCAACAGCCCAATCGTCCGAGTGTATCCGTTGTTCTGGCCGGACGTTGAGATCATCGTCCCGTTGTTGTAAATCGTTGACGGGCTCGGATTGAAAGACGTTAATATCGTGTTCTGGTTCGATCCCGTGAGGCAAGTTATTCCGACTTGGCCGATCCCAGTAGAAGTACCAAGTGCATTCTGCCCCAGTACCCGGTTGTAGTCGCAACCCGGAGCGCCGAAAATCCACCCGCACGAAGCCTGATATAATCTCCTGGGCATCTGAATAGTAATTAAATCTATAAGTGACTTCACCTTGATGCTCACTTTTGTCCGCCCAATAACAATGTCGCTTATCCGGCCATAAAACCATACGACTGATCCCTGACAAGTTCCAAGTAAACTTGGGTTCCCTGGAAACGTAGTGAAGAACGCCCGACTCAATTTGCAGTATCCACCGTCGAACAGTCCGAAATAGCTCGCCTCTTGCCAAGTGATATTCGAGGTGTTGTTGATCGTTATCGTGTCGGTATCTGTGACCAACAAATCTACTTCCATCTCATCGATCTGTGGGCCGACCTGAGTCTTTGTCTTCGTCCGCGAGAATCGTGGCCCGACAACGTAGTAGTTCTGAAAGCTAAGCGTATCGCCGGCGGCGATACCGGCTCCAGTCGCATCCCCGCTCATTGTAAGCGTTAGATTTAAATCCGTATCGTAACTCGACACTCTGGTTCCGGGCGGAATTACTGACGGATTAGTTAAGTCAATAACATATTGCCCTCCGTTGCCGAGTATCCGGTTTAACGTCCCTGGCAACGAACTCGTGTTGACATTGACAACCGATGAGCCAGCAGCGGTCGCTCCTGAAGTCGTTATCCGGCCGCCCGGTACTTCGGCCATGCTAGGGACTTGCATATTCGTGAAATGAAAAACTTCGCCCGTGACCATTGAAAATTCATAGCAGTCAGCAATGATAAACGCGTTACTGTCGTTCCAATATAGGTCCAAATAGTTTTTCAAATTCTGTGTATACATTCGCATCGCGAGTCCCCACTAATATAGCACTGACATTAGTTCGAGTTTCTTCATCAAATATAGCTGATAATAGAATTCCTCACTTTCCGCCGTGTCGGCCTTGAACCGGACTTTCTGGTTATAGGTCATCCCGATGGACACAGTCGTGCCCGACGTGGGTGGCGTGGCGAACTGGATCAGGGCATTATTGTAGTCAATCGTATATCCGATCGACGGTGTGACAAACCGTATGACCACGGGAATAACTGGGGACAGTTGTGTCCCAACTATATTGAATGTTGTTGTCACACCGTCACCAACACCTAGAACTTGCCCCGTTCCACCGCCCGACGGTGTTGTTGGTCCAAGATTCGACGTGTCGGTGTCGCTTGGGTCGTTCCACTGGAACGCCATCTGGGCGCCACGGACCGAGTTATAGAAGTTGATTATATTCGCTAACTCATACTGTGGACTTGCGCCTAGTGGAAATGCCGGCCCACGGCCATAGACCCCAGACCTCAAATCCCACGCATCTCGAAGGACTTCCCACGTCAGCTGATAGTTCCAGACCGGATACGTGAAGTCACTGACGCGAACTTCCCGGCCGGAGACCGATCTTTGCATCCGCGTGCCCCAGTTAACAGTCTTTATGACCGACCAACTGAGCGTCACGCCCGGAATGAATGTCGGTAGAGTCATTAGCTCCTCGGAACATTCGTTGAATAGGCCCGATGACTCCGGGCATAGGCTCTTGCGATTGTGTCACTGTTGTTCATCAAGAACTGTGCGCCGGACTTCGGATCAATCGCACTAATGTTAAAGTGGACCTCGTGTGTAACTCCGCCGCCAGGTGCGTTGCCGTTGGCGGCCATGTTCTGTACCATTGTCGATATGTGGCTCGGCAAAACCATCTCGTTCATATGGAGCATCGACAGAATGCCGCCGCCTTGGAACCTTGGTACAATCATCCCACCAGCGGCGCTTGGTATAATGCCACCATGCTGAAGTCCGAACAGACCGAGGAGTCCACCACCGCCGAATATACTCCCGATGGTTTTCGGGATCGACATGATGGAACTCAGCGCACTGGTCGCTGTCTTCAGCATGTTCAATCCACTGGCGAATGGCGACATTTGCTGAGTTGCACCAGTGGTCGCAGATGATAGACTCCCGAGGTCTTTCGCCAGCGTGCTGACGCCGTCATTCATATTAGTCAGGTTGGTTGTTAAATTCTTCCCTGGGTCGCCGCTGCTGGAACTCGACGGAGCGCCGGCGCTGCTAGACGATAACGGTGACAGATTACCGCCACCACTGACGTCCAAATCCCCACTCGGATACGTTGTTGTGGTGACGCCACTGGCGTCGGTAGTGGTCGTCCCTCCGGCTTCGTCGGTTCCGTCGGCTTTCTTTTGTTTGGTCTTATCTCCGAACAACATAGACAACCCAGCCAGCGCCCCGACTCCGCCGAGCATAGCCAACAATATAGCCCAACCCTTACCAAGACCCGGATGTGCTTGGACCATCGCAACGGACTGGAAACCACGACTTTCAGTTCCTATTTGATCGTACATTCCGCCCTGGGCTGATAGCACATCAGTCGGTACGATCATCTCGCCGGGATGGACAATCGCCAGCATCCCACCCATGTTGTCGTTGACGCCAGGTCCATACGCCCGCCGCCCACTCATCTGCTGGCCGCGAAGTGCAGCTTTGATGTCACTTGGCATCGACGTGGGAAACGGAATAAGTCCGCCAGCCGAACTGGCGACTTGCATTCCCCTCTGTTGGTTATCATTGGCACCAGTTCCAGTTCCACCTGATACAACTCTGACGTCCAACGGAACCGACGACTTTAGATCGACGCTGAGATTAGTGTCGGACTGTTGGATCGCGACCTGTTGGGTTCCCTTGGTTGCTTGGACAACCTCGGGTGTCTGCTGAACGGTCTGTGGTTGGGCCTGTACCGCAGGAGCCGTAGGTACCGCGCCGGACGTTTGGGGAGTCGTTAACGTTGTCCCACCAGCCCGAACGATGTCGACTTTCTGAACGCTGCCATCTTTCTGATGGCTGTCACTGGCCTGCGGACCGCTGTAGCCTTTCAGATCGATATGCATCAAGTCGGCTGGGCTGCCTGGACCTATGGGTCCGCCTCTAGCGCCGAATGTCCCGCCCCAACGCATGTGAGCGGCGGCCTCTGGATTTAATTGCTCCAGTGCCGCTTTCATCTTTTGTTCAAACAACTGGTACATACCAGTAGTATCCGGCCCTTCATTCGGGATCTTCTGTCCACTGGGGTCGGTTAGCTGTACGTCAATAGCATTACCCAGATGATGTTGGCTCTCGGACACGTGTCCTGTTGCGCTGTAACCTTCGATAATCTCAGTCGCATAGCCTTTTGGCATCTGGGCGGACGCCAGTTTGGCCGCCTGTGCCAACAACGGCTCGTTACCTTGCGTGAGCTGAGCCCCCGGTCGGATATTGAATGCACCACCGGGAGTCGGCACCACGGGCGGCTCACCTGGGGCTGTGGTTCGTCCAGTGACGCCGCCGGGTTGTTGTTGCGGGGTTCCGAGAGTCTTGAGTTTGTCGGCTCCCTCCTTCGCGTTCTCTTTCATCTCATTAAGAACGCGGAGAATATCCTTCAACGTACCTTTGGCGTCGGCGAGGTGTGTGTTTGCTGTCTTCAGTGCACTGGCCGTCTCTTTGCTTGGGTCTTTCTGATCAAGGCCGAAGAGTTTGCCAATGAGTCCGCTAAACAGTCCACCCATGCCTTCGCCGGGCTTGACTTCAATTCCCATCGCCTTGCCGATCATTCCGGCGGCAAGGTCTTCGCCAGTCTTAAAGACTTGCTTTCTAAAACTATCGAGAAAATCTCTTAACGCATTTGGTTTCCTTTCCATCAGACCTTCGAATAGCGTCGCTAAGTCGTCGCCGACCTTCTTGCCGAAGTCTTTCCAGATTTTCATGCTTTCTTCGGCGGCTTTCTTCTGTTCGTCGGCAATCTTCTTCGCGACCTCGACTTCTTTCTCACCGACCTTTTCCTGAAGTTCCATCTCCTTTTCAAGAGCGGCGAGTTTTTCCTCAGTCTTGACGCCCTCGGCGTTCGCTACTGCCTGGTAGAGTTGGATCTCCTGTTGAGCGACGGCCTCTTCGTCGGCTAACTCTTCTTGAAGGTCTTTGATCTTCTCCGCATGGCTGGCCTCGGTCCCAGGTCGAGCGATACTTTGCGCTTCCCGCTGAACTTCGTTGATCCGAACGCTCATATCGAGGACGCGTGTCATTGCGTCCGCGTACTTCATCAAAGATTCATTGAGTTCGTCTTGGGCCTGCTGGGCCGCTTTGACCATCTCCCGCTGGACTTGCTTAAATTGCTCGCTGTTCTTACCGAACAATTCAGCGGCTTTGTCGGCCCACTCTTGATAGATTTGGGTTATTAGTTTCCAGTCGCCGCGAGCTTCTTGGACCTTTTCGCGTTCACCGGCGGCGAATTCCTGAAAACTACGTTCCTTGGCGCTGTTGACGTCACGAACCCACTCGCGCGTAATTTCTTCAAACGCCTGCTTGGTCTGACCTGTATCGATCGCCTTTTGCCAAATGCCTTGCCATACCTGATTAATCTTGGCTATATTGTCTTTGGCGTCTTCGATTTCTGCGCGGCCAGCGTCTTTGAATGCAGCATATTCCTCGTTGGCGTATTGGCGAGCCATTGTCGCCCGGCGGCGTTTGGCCTCATCGACGGCTGCCTGAGTCTCGTAGCCGGCCGCCTGTTCTGCCTGGAGCTTCGCAATGATTTCGTCTTGGGCCGCGAGTCGTTCCGCCGTTCCTAAGTGCTCGTTATTGATTTTTTCTTGTTCGCTAGATATCCAGTCAGCAGTATTTTGCCGGTGCTGTTTGGCGAGTTCGTCGTCGAGAGCGATCTGCGCCCGCTGGACTTCCGGAACCTTAGAAACCTCTTCCTCGGTCGGTTCGCCTCCTTCTTCGGCCCCGAGCTTCTGACGGGCGAAGCGTTTTTCTTCCTCAAGAATTTTTCTCGCACCCGCGATCTGGGCTTCGATGTCAGCAGCCCGCGCGTGCTTCTGGGCTTCGATGTCATTTAATATCTGTTCGTGCTTGAGTTGTTCGCCTTTCGTCGTTATCCCGAGCATGTTGGCTTCGTCTTCGGCCAAAGCCTTACGACGAGCAGCCTCAACAGCGCCACCAGGTCCACCATACTCGCCCTCGGCCGACGGCTGTAGGTCAGGAACTCTCAGGGCCGCCATCTGCCGCATCAGCTTAATGCGCTCAGTCAGTACCGGAGTCCCGGCCTCGATCGCCTGGTTCTGGGCTTCGAGTGCCGCCGACCACGCTTTCGTCGAAATAACGACGTTCTGTAACGGGTCGAGCAGCTTCATTAAATTCGCTGCGTGTTGATCTTCAATGTTAACGGCACCAGACTCAGCTATGTTAGCTAGCTCTAGTGACTCCTGAAGTGAGATCAGCGAATTCTTGTTTACTTCCGCCGCATGACTTGCTTCAAGCATCTGAGACGATTGCGAACGGATCGCCTCAACCGCGTGCCTATATCCTTCCTCCGTAGCTCCAAGGACTTGTAGATTCTGCTTGGTCGACAGCCCATTGTCTTCGATGGTTGTCGTCAGATGCATCATCTCCTTGGCGGTTTCGTACAACGCCTCTGGAGACTTCATCGCCGCTTTAGTCAATTCCTCAACGGGCTTCGCTGCATTTACTCTCGCTAAACCAGCAAAGTCCTGACCCAAGTGAGCAATCGCACTAGCGGACGATTGTGCAACCGCTGGCAGCTTGTTTAATTCTTCGTAGACCTTCCTCTCGGTCCCAAGCCATTCGTTCGTATATGCACGGTCGGCGTCGAATTGCTTTCCGATGTCAATTCGCGTCGTCGGACTGACGCCACCGCCAGAGAACCCAACGGCGACTTCGCGTTCGCGAATGGCCGACGAGCGTTGATAGGCTTGTTCGAGTTCGTAGATCGCGGCGGCGGCAGCCATTGCACCGGCAATAATGGCACCCCAGCCACCCATCGGAATGTTTTGTATAGTCTCAATCGCCGACTTCATCAAGCCGGTGTCACGGACGAATGCGATCGACGATGCTACCATCGCCCCGCGTTGGCCGCGCATAGACTCGTCGAATATGGCAACCATGTGACGGAGGCCAAATTCGATCCGGAAACTATTTTCTTCGACTTCTTTGGCGAGTGACCCATACGCCCGCCCGGTCTGCGAGAACGAACGTTTGAGTCCCTCCAGCTGTTCCGGATTAAACGCGGGTTCGGTCTCGGCTCGAGTCAGTTCAGCAATTTTGGCCTTGAAGTTATCGACTTCCGACTCCGCCATCCTCATAGTATTGATGCGGAGATTTTCGGCAGAGTTTCCGGCAGCTATACCGGCTTGGTATTTTGCCTGTGCTGCGGCGGCTTCAGCATTGTCACGAGCCATGCCCTGCGACCATTGGGCATGGGCATTCTTCGCTTCTTGGAGTGCGGTAGCTTGGTCACGGGCGCCCTGAATTGACTCAGCCGTGTATTTCTTCTCAGCTGCGATGTTCTTCGCTACCTCGTCGTCCATCTCCTTGAAAATTCGGATCTTCTCGGCGGCAGCTTCAGACGTCAGACGTAAGGCTTCGGCCTCGCCGGCGAGGATTTCGGCAAGCGCAGCCGCCCGTATACGGTTCTCGTCGTCCCAATATGCATTGTCAGTTAGTGATTGAGTTAGGGTCTTTGCGGCAGCGGATGCGCTGAGTATCGTGCGTTCATTGAACGCAAGTGCCTCGTTTACCTTGTTTAGATTTTCGGCAACCTCAGCAGTCAATTCAGGCGACGGGCCTTGATATTCAGCCATCTGTGGATGGCCTTCTTGGAAGACCCCCATAGACTCTTCGGCCGTCTGAGATTCTTTCGGCCCACGACCCGAGACATAAACTCCGTGTTCGCCTTGGGATATAAGCTGAGTCGTGCTCGCGGCGGCCTCTTTATTGGCCGCGATCATTTGCTGTGTAACTTCGACTCGCCTGCGCTGAGCGTCAGACAAGGCATTCTCATAAACTACGGCGGCCTGTAGTACTGACTCGTAGCTTTCGAGGGCTGCCTGATTTGATCGGATCTTGTTTGTTGTGTCTTCGATCTGGCTGGCGACGTTGCGTCCACCGGCCCACTCGCCGAATCGACGTATGGTCTGCTCAGCCTCAGATTGCGTTTTCTTGAGTTCAGCGTTGAGTCTTTCGAGCGCCGATACGGCTTCGCCGACATTCGCTTCTACGGTTAATCTTACGTCAGCCATAGTGGCGGCCTTCGGTTAGAGGGCGTCAATAACCGCGTCTTCGAGCTGATCTTCGATCCAGGGTTTCATCTCAAGGAAATGCTCAGGAAGAAACTTCGATCCTTTGAGATACGGACGATTGACTAATTTGGTTCTAACCAAGTCGCCAGATTTCGCAAAGAAGACGAGCATCTTCGCCTCAACAGGAGTAATGACGTATGTGCCGCCTTTGTCACGGGACTCGACGTAGCCAAGGATCGACTTCACGCCGAGTTTCTGAACGCCCCAGTCAATAGTCCTTGGATCAATATACATGCCAACTTTGCTCGTCTTGCCTTCTAGAAAAGTGTCGGCGACCCTTTCCATAACCTCACCCATCTTTGACTCAACCGCGGTCACGAGCTTTCGCCGCTTTGAGTTTATCATTGCAATGACTTCGTCGGCATTGAATTTTACGTCGAGGATCGGTCCCGGCATTATGACCTCCTATCCGGCATACGTTCCGAAATTCGGAAAAGACATACCATAATCACCGAATTGGCACACTGCCTCCTGACGCACGAATGCGCTCGAACATAGTTCGAGTGTTCTCGATTGCCTGCTGACGTTTCTTTTCTGGGCTTTCGTAACCGAGATAAGCGGCGACTAGCCAACCGACTGGAGGATGTTCCTCCCACGCCTTATAGAGCAGCTTGACTCGTTTCAGCGTATATGATTGTTTTATCCAGTCGAAGTCGCCGTTGCAGACTCCGTTGGCGGCGAGTCTTGCGGCGATTGAGTCGATGTCCCAGTCCCAGACGCCAGAGCCGCCGCCTCTTCCGCCGTCTGACCCGTAGGGCCGGCATCGAAGCCGGAGATCCCCAGGAGTTCGTTCATCGACGCAGCCAGGTTTCGCATTTCCCGAATGGAACAGGACCGGAGCAGGTCTTCTTCCGTAATTTCGATTTCGGGATGGGCGAGCTTCGTCAGCTTGTAGACGATGCGTAAGACGTTGCGGGCGTAGGAGATAAAATCGAGTTCCGGTCCTAGCACCAGAAGCTCGTCCTTTACGTGTTCCATTGCCCACAACGTCAGCGCAGCGACTTCGATCGTTTGGTCGCCAATCGTGAACTTGGTTACGTTTGACGGGGGTTGAAAATTCGGCTTCCATGAGAAACCGTTCGCTCCGTTTGGTCCAGTCATGACAGGCCCCATTGGTTAAATTAGTCAGTCGAGTTCCACACACCGACGTTCCCGCCACCATCGGCGAACGCCGAGAAGTCGAGATCCTGAAGAACGTAATCGTCGAGCCGCGTCGGGAACGTCAACCGGGTGCTGACACACGCATTCAACGTCAACACGATCTGGTTGTTCTCAAACTGTTGGAACAACGTCGCCGTAAACCGTGGCGTATTACCCATCAACGGATTGGTGATCGGAATGTTGAACCCAACCGTGGCCGACGTATACGTATAGCTGATCAAAACATGAGTTCCACTGTCGCCAGCGGCGAACGTATATGTTCCCGTCGAAGCTGCGAACGTATACTGACCGGCTGCCGGGGCGGCGGTTCCAGCGTTATAGAACTGGATACCAGTCGAGGCGTTAAAGACACCTTGATCGACCAATGGCGTCGACGAGGCATTGGCGACCACATAGGTCGATCCTGCCGTCGCCGCTTCGTTCCACTGATACCGGGTGGACCCAGTATTGAGTGTCAGTCCGAAGAACAGGTCGTTATACATGTGACCTTTGATTTCGGCGACCTTCGCTTTACCCGAGACCTTAGTTTTACCACGAGCCGTATCAATGGGGTATTGGTTCATTGAGTAGAGTTCTTTGATTTCGCCCGAGAACTCGACGTCAACGTTCTGTAACGCACCGAAACGTATGGGTGATCCGCCAGCGATGTCCGTGCGAGTACCCGTCAGGATGCCCGAACCAAATCCAAACTGCATAGCCGTTACTCCTTCTTCGACAGTTCAGCTTCAAGAAACTCCCGAAGTTTCGGAAGAACTTCGTTGAGTCGGTTCCAGGCCCCCGAGTCATGGGATATTGGTGAATTGCGAACGCATGTTCCGACCCATTTCTCCGTGGCGTTGGCCCAGACTGAGTCGGAAATTGAAGTCGGTGGCTCCGGCGCTGGTATTTGACTTACGTTGTCGGTTGAATGGTCTTCGCTCAAGGTCTCCTCCTTTCTAGGGGATGAGTATCCTGACTGGGAGGACCAATAGCGCTTGGCCGTCGATATCCCCCGGATCGCGGATGAACATATTATCCTCTCGCATAATTCTAGCCCACTGACATAAGCCGCCCAGAGTGAGTTCGTTCCGCGACGTATCATCGGGCTGTAACGCAGCTTCCAGTCCAGTTTCCATCGCATCAAGTAGATCATCGCCAATGATGCCATCGTCTCCAGTCGGCGCATAGCACCAGAGGCCCATGTCGAGATAGCGCCGCGTGAGTCGACCTTCGCCAAGGACTTGATATTGCTCACGGTGCTGAACCATATACATCGCTGGCTGAACCGATGGATCAACCGCATTGAATAACTTGAGTCTTCGGCTGGTCGTTAGCCAAGTCGTTGACCCATTGACGGGAATTGGAAACACAGCCGACTGGGCCATCGCAAACAATGCATTCTTTAGTCCCTGACGGTCGAACGGTAGTCCTGGCATCAGACATTCAACATGAAGCGTTCTTCACCAACGAACATCTCGATCTTACCGCCACGTTTTATAATGTCCTTAAGATAGCCGAATATCTCAGGCTCGGTCCACGCGTCGGGATATTCCGGATCGACGTGGACATATAACAACGTATTGTCACTGGGTTCCTGCGGCCCCATCATGACGTGGGTCTGGTCCGGTCTCATTCGCCGCGGAAGCCGTTTCTCTGGGTCTTCGTGACTCTGTGACGCCAACCAGACACATTTAAACTGATGACAAGCCAATAATAGTGGATCAGTCGCCTTTTCGTTATGCCGTTCGCAGCCACCATGAACTCCTGTCCACCAGCACAACATTCTAGCTGGTTTTTGGATATCGCTTACTTGAAGAACTTTGCAACACAGGTTGCATGACCCGCAAGTACTCACGACCTATCTCCGCGGCAAGTGAACTCCCCCTGGCGACGTATACCTCGCATCGACGTGCTTATTGACCATCGATGCAAAGCTACGGACTAAGTCCTTAACCAACGCCTCCCTTGCACCGGCGGGTTCGACCATCGCCGCGACCGAACACAAATGATTTAACAAAAACTCGATCATTACGTTCGTTGGAACACCAATTTCCAAGTACTTCCGACACGCTGCCGCTACGGCGTAATTGAATGGCTCCATGACGATGGAACCCATATTCCCTGGGATCAGTGGCTTCTTGTCGATGATTTCTTCTTCGTTCACACGTCAGCTCCTATAGGCGGTGGAAGAACGTTGCAGTAAGAACCAAGAATGTCCATGACATAACTGCTAAGACCATAACCAACGCGGTTATCCACGCCGTAGGAAATAGTCTCCTGAGCGGCAAGTGATTGGGATCGGACTCCTGGTCGTGTCCGATAGGCCGCCCGTTCGGCAACGGTTTCGAGCGTGGCCTGTTCAATGTCTCCAGGTATATATCCGTACGAGAGACTGACTTGGAGTCCTGTGTCTGCTGCGCTGAAGGCATAATACGATTGTCCAACCGAAGGGTTCGGAGGAATGTACTGACCGGAAGCTAACGTTGCATTCGTTGGCATTGGAGTCATCGGCTGACCGGTCGCAACGTTAATCACGCCCTCGTCGGTCGCCCATTGGCCGAAGGGCATATTCGGTGTGACTTGAAATGGTGTCGCCGGGACGATCTGAAGCTCGTTGGACACCAGGTATCCGGCCCGATAGCTAACGACTGTGGTCTGCATCCCTCGCCAATAGGCCCAGCCGCCAACCAGTTCCACGACCGCTGGCGCACCTGGAGGAGCCAACTCCGGCGGAGCATATCGATAGCCCCACGGCGAGGCAGTCGGGACACCGTTGAGGTTTGGAACCGGATTGGCGGCTGGAATTTTTACGTTATGGACGGTCAACGTGTTCAACGCGATAATCGGCCAATTAAACAAGACGAGTTGCTTGGTGTTCTGTCCGTTGTACACTTCATTGTAGTTTGTCGGTACGATCATCGGCCGATTGATATAGGACAAAATGCTACGGGAGACCCGAGTTATCATACCCGACAACACTGTCGGATTTGGAGCGTTAGACAAGTACGCCTGAGCGGTTGCTAACGTTGTCAGGTCTCCCGTCGCTAATGAGCCCACTAGTTACCTCCGTCGGCCGACTTTTCTACTTCCGCTGGCCTTGGTGGGCCGGCGCATGACCGGAGTGTGGTGCTTGATCTTGATGACTCTCGGTTGTCGTATCCCCCGATGGCGCTGTTGACGCACTGGTCGCTCCTGATCCAATTGCAGGGCCGGTGGTACCGACTGTAGGTGCCGTCGAGCCCGCTGTTGCCGCTTCTGCCTGTTGACCAGCCTGCGCTAGCTGCCGACCCAACGCTTCGACCTGAGCCTTGAGAGCATCTCGCTCCGCGGTCAGTTCGCTAACGCCTTTCTTAAGGGCTTCGTTCTCAGTCCGTATCGTTTCGACCTGAGACGACAGCTGAGCAAGCGGGTCGGCTTTGTCTTCCGGTGTATCGTCGGTAAGATCGGCCGGTGCATCCGCGGGCCGAGTAACGACGGCAAAGCCCGGAATAACCAGGATCGATTTACTCAACGACTCCGGTGCTCGGAAGAATTGATTGCCGTCGCGATCTTTGTAGTCGACGCCGAAAGTCTGTTCCTGGACATTGATATTATCGATGCCGGGTGGATAACGGAACCACATAACGAACCTCCTTTCTCGGACCTGTGATTGTTAGTAAATAAAGGTGCCCGAGGTCGGGTTCTTGTTCGTGATCAACGCGAACGCCGGCGTGAAGTAGCAACTGAAGACCTCGTCCACGTATACACCGTACTCATATCGACGCGATTTCCAGGGCCACTGGATCTGGTAGTAGTCCTGACGGACACGAGCTTCGAGGATGTTCGAGACGCCCGAGAGTTCGTAGGGGCTACGATCGCTCCAGAAGATGATCGTCCCCGGTGGCAGGTACGGATGGACTTCGACGTCGAGCGTGTTGTTGAAGAACTTATTCATATACGACGTGACTTTGCGACCGGCGATGATGCGGCCGGTCTCTTGGTCTGCGTCGAACATGATACGGTAGATATTGGCCGCCGAGCCTTGGTTTAGCATCGCTCCGAACGTATCTAACATATCCGCCGAACTCATCAAGATCCGGTCGAAACCGATCTTGTATTGGTCGTAAGCCGCACGTAGCACCGCATCGAACTCGGCAATCGTGGACCCAGTTATAGTCAGGCCCGTATTCGCCGTCGCACAGTTATATACGATGCTTCCGCCCTGGCTTAGCGACACGCCCGTCGGCAACATGGGGTTGGTTGCCATGAAGCGACCCGGATCTGGACCCATGATGGCGCCCATGATCTGAGGCAGGATGCCGTCGGGAACCAGAATGTCCGTCGAGTTGTCAGCCGGTGAACCCGACACATAGACGGCACTCAGGGGTTGATTGGTCGCCACCGGAACGTGGCTGATAATGACTTGGTTAGTCGGCGTGAGCCCCGCCAAGTACATCGTGGCCGGGGTATTCGTCGCACCAACGTACCAAGCATAGCCAAGAGCACCAGGGACGGGAGTAACAGTTGCAGTGATGCACTGTGTACCAGTTGCGGCCTGCGTGGCAATAGCGGATGGTCTGGCCGACCCACCACCGTAAATGTCCGCTGTTCCATCGGCATTGTTCTTGGTGACCTGGCCCAGGACGCCACCTGTTGCCGCGGCCGAGTTGTATGGCGTGTAGCCGACAACACCGAAGCCGGTCAACGCAACGCAGCAGACGTACGTCGTTGCTGGCAACGAACCGGTGACACCGCTAACGGCACCGGCCACAGTCGATGGAGTCGGCGTGGTCCCGAGCGGCATCGACGCATTGCCGTTGATGAGGATCTTCTCCTCGTCGATCATCAGCGATCGGAGCGCCGACTGAACCGAGATACCCAACGCCTCGGGCTGTAGGTTCCGACTGCCCAACCGAGCTTCAAACGTAACCGAAGACTCAAGACCCAGAGTCTTATACGCAGCGGTGAGGTCTTGTTCCTGAATGGCGATCCGGGCTCCACGATTGCCCTCCGACACACCAGAGGAAATCCCACCCACGTTGATCCCGACGATACGTTTCCAGTGATAGGCGTTACCGCCGTCGGCTCCGACACGAGGTAGCCGAGAGATCCGGGGAATTAATTCCCGGTACGGATAGAGCATCTGGACAACCGGTTTCAGGTCGTACCAAAGAAGGTTCGTGGCCTGAGAAACGGTGTCCGCCTTGGCGAACGTGCCGAGCTTCTTCTGCAACATTTGCTCGAACTGTTCGTTCGCAAACATTGCCGACAGGAATTCGTTACCGACTCCACCGGGGCCGGTGAACGGAACCATCATACTTCCAGTCATAAGGTATCTCCCGAAAATTTATGTTGCGAGGATCTGTCGGTTAGCCGCCGGCGCTGCCGTGGAAGGCCGGATCGAATACCGACCGCCCGTGGCCGCCCATGATCATGTTGCCAAGCAGGCGTCCGACCGAAGCCTTGCGAACGTTCTCGTCGTCAGACGCAAGACCGGCTGCCTCAACGCCGCTCAACAACGACGCCGCAGCGGCGGTCTTGTCGCCTCCGTTGTCGGCGAGCTTGCTGACGTCGAAGGCCATCGGCCGCTTACCGCCGGAGGGCATCGACTTCAACAGGTTGGCCTCAGCCTCGGCGGCGGCAGCACGGACCAATGCCTCCGCATGTTCCGCTGAGATCATGCCGCTGGGCTTCTTGACTTTGGCCGATTTGCCCGGATAACGCTCGTCGAGTGTTACCAGCGGCGGCGTCGAGCCGTGATTGTCGCCACCTGGGCCAGCGGTTGCGATCTCCGACGGCGACATGTCATGGATACCCGGTGGCACGGTGTACCAGGGTGCCTTGGAGTCACCAACTTCCTCGCCACGTTGACCAGCCCGACCGCTGGCGGCCTTCTTAAGATGCATCGACGCGGCTTTCATGAATGTCTTCATGGCGTCGAGACTTCCGTAGGCTTTGCTGAGTTTCTCCATCGCGCCGGTGTGGTCGAAATCGTCGTCATCGTTGTCAGGTTTCGGCTTCGATGCCTTGGTCGCCTTGGACAGGTAACTGGCCTTGTGCATCGCGTGGCACTCTTTGATGTCATCCATCGCCGACTGCCGAGCTTTGCGGGCTTTCTTGATGTTGGCCTTAGCGACTGCCATGTGCTGGGCCTTCGTTAGTGTCCTTCCTCGCTTAATCAGGGCTTCGAGCACCTGATCCAGACTTGTGTTTTCCGTCATAGTCGTAGCTCCTAGATCGTCGTTGAAGTCGGTAGTCTCAGTTCCAGTTTGAACGCTCTTTTTCAAGTCTAGATTAGGCCCCAAAGACTTCTTTAAGGTCATCCCATCCCCTGGGAGGGAGAATTGTTCCAAGTCGCGACGGAGTTCCTCCACCTTGATTAGGAGTTTGGCTTCCTTTTTGCTCCAATTGTCCGGTAACTTCACGCCGAGCGCCTGGGCTCGTGACCTAATGTGGGCTCTGGCCGCACCGGGATTTTTAGATCGACCGACAGCCTGACGAGCATTATCCAGATCGCCTCGGTTCTCAATAGGGAAGCTGCCGTCTGGCATAGCGGCACCTGATGAGGCAGCTCGGCTACGTTGCTCGGACGTAAACTCACGTTTCTTGACCTTCTTCCGTTCGAATGGATTGTCTTGAATTTGGGTCTTGTCCGGTGGCTGAAGTTGAGTCTTGACGGCTTTGCATAGTGGGCATTTCTTCAGTCCGTGAGCCGCACATTTCTTGTTTTTCTTTAGGGGCTTCGCCGGCAGACTAAAGCCGTCTCTGGCCGCGGGCGCCGTCGACCCAGGGAACTCAGCTTTCTTCTCAAGGATTCTTATGTGCTTCAACAAGCTCTTGATCAATACTTGCTCTTGTGACTTCATCTTAATTAGATGAGCAGGAACGGGGCTATCGTCGTCAAGATTGGCCCGCTTATGCACGGCGAAACGACAATCAGGGTTCGCCGGTCTATCGACAACGGATATTTCAACAAGGTCGATGTCTGTGATCGTATTACCTTGTTTAGCAAGTTTTTTGCCGCCGATTGAGAAGCCTTTATAGACCTGCTCGATGCACTTTTGCCAGGCTTCGTCGTCAACAATCTTGGCTGTAAGAAAAAGACCTGTTCCATCAACGTTGGCCTCTTTAGCGACTCCAACTGCCGAACTCGTGTGCATCTCGCGAATGTTTCGCCATTCCATATAACCCGGCAGGGCTTTCTTGACGGCATCTAGCGAGACCACCTCGCCGTCCAAGTCAAGGGTCGGCGTACTGGCGTAACCGGATACCGTGCGTCGCTTCTCGTCGACCTTCGTGATCGGCAGAAAGAAGTTGAATTGGTCGGTCATGACGTCGCGTCCTTTCTGAACGGTCGACCAAGCCTCGGCGAATGCCCGGCTCTCGTCGTTGTGTCTGTCGTAACTGCTGTTCCAAACATGCATAAACTGCCGCAGACGCTTGGGTTTGTTTTTGAACTTGTCCCTAACAGCTGCGGGTAAATCTCTAATGTTGTTGTAGGGCACAGAGAACAAGTCCTGTGGTCAGACCAAAGATAACCAATAAGGCCAATATCTCGGGCCAGTCGAACAAATTTGCCCCCTTGACGATAGTAAAAGTCAACCTTCCGTGTGGCTTATACATTCCCAGCTACGCCCCGCCTGACGATAGTTTGATCGTAGCGTCGGCGTTAGCCCAATTTCCGGGCCACGCGTCGGGCTTTGGCTTTCCCGGCCGCCACAAATTCAAATAACAATTCCAACCGGCCTGCTGTGTTGTCGGTAACGCTCCGGGATCGGTCCAAAGTAACAACCTAGCAAAGCAACACGCCAACAGGTCGTGACCTTCGAGCGCACGCCAAACTGCAGCCGGTTGATTTACGATGGTCAGAGCATTGGTGACTTGAACGACCATGCTCTTGGTGGCGGAATGGTTGATGACTCCAGTGACGCCACCGCCCTGTTCGAATTGCCACCAACCACGGGCGGGACCGGGCGACGCCGAGGGACTGTTCTGGTATCGGGCGTTTAGGTTCGGCCCTGACTCCTGCTGAGCAATCGCCAGGAGCATTCGGTTCGCGTTGTCGCTGACACTCGGCCTACCGTTAGTCAGTGCCGACAACAACGTTACGCCCGGCTTGATCATCTCCGTCAGGAAGGTTGCGGCGTCCATGACTTGTCTCCTGCTATTTCGGGATCGGCGTTGATAAACAACGCTCAAGGAGTTTGTCCACCAAAACCATCCGTTGTTCTGTTTCAGAGTCCAGAAACCACATAACGACGCCGAGGAACACGATATTAATCAACACCAACAATATAAACGCCGGAGGCAAAGCCGAAACTAGCGACTGACCCAGGCGGGTGACTGAAGATGCTATACCCACAGGTTCGTCTTCTCTGTTATCCGCCACGACTGGTTGCAGCAGTTGGGAACCCAACCATAGCGGTTGCCGTAGTACCAGTCGCAAAGACTTTGTTGGCGATTATCGGGAGCAAGGTTCCGGCGGTAATCCCAGTGAAAGTCACTGCTGGACCGCCCGCCAGCGGTTGAACCGTCAGGTTTCCAGCGCCGCCTACGAATATTCCGCCGACGGTGGCGCCCGGAAGGTTTATAGTGTCCGACGGAGTGATGTTGAACGCTGCATGGGACATGGGAACACCAATTATCGACTTGGGGGAATAGTGGCTCCGCTAGAGTGCCGAACGTACCTCCGATAATGGCGGTGGCGATGTCGGCTGTAGTAGTACGCCCGCGTGTGTCGGATATGGTGCCGATAGTACATCCTGGGTCGCGGAACGACTTCGACGATAGGCGGCGGCAACGGAGCAACTGCTGGCATTGGAGCCGGTATTACAGTCGGTGTGGGAGCTGCTGCCGGTTCGATCGTTGGCTGCTGACATGCCGTCAACGTCCACAGTGCCCCTGCCAACACAATGAATTTGTTCATGTCTCCGTTCCTCGTCCCCAATACCGGCACCAACCGGTCGAATGGACTTGGCCAATGACAACCTGGCAAGTCGATTGTATCGGCGCTGATGAAGTTTTGTCCTCTGGCGTCTGGACCCATAGATGACACACAACACAGGTCTGATTTGATCTTGCCGACTGGTCGCGGTAGCGAGCCCCAAATCTCTGTATATAGGGCTCGCTTCTTATGGGCGGGCTGAACGTCAGGGCACGAGTCCCGTCTGGAGTTCCAATATCAACGTCGACAACATCGCCATCCCATCCGAGTGAACGCCACCCGTCCCGCCGAGAACAATCGTGTTCCCGGTGATCGAGTTGACGGTCAACTGAACGGTCATCTGGTTGCCGCCCATGTCGGTAATCGTGTACGTGTAGGGCGAAGAAGTTCCGGACTTTGCCATCGATGCCATGTTAAACCTCCTGAAGTTCAGACAAACTCATTTCACTCATACAGATGCACTTTAGGTCGAGTTTGATTTCCGCCAGGGCCGATTTCCAATCACCTGGCGACTTCTGCTGGATGATCGAGATATCGTCGTACCACGGTCGCCCGGTTCCGTTGTCGATGTCCCACCACCGCCAACACGGAGAATACTGACTGATCATCCAGACCGGCACACCGAGCGCCCCGGCGAGGTGAACGACCGCGGTGTCGACGGATATCACCAAGTCCAACTGTTTGATGAAGTTGGCAGTATCGAGCCAGTCGGTCATATCGTCCATAACATCGCCGACTAGGGCTTCAGCGCCGAGTTCGGCGATTTGGTTTCTGCTCTCGTCCTTTTGGAGCGACCAGAGCCTCACGTCAGGAACCTCGGCCAATTGGAGCCAGTCCTTTAGGTCGCTGACTCGGCGCCTCCAGTTGATCTTCTGTCCGTGATCGCCCGAGGCCCAACAGATACCGACGTCAAATGATCCGTTCCGCGGAATCTGATAGCCACTGTTTGGATCTGCCGTCAGATATGGTTCCGGCACGATGTCGATTGGCTCAATTCCCATCCATCGCATCATTGAGAACATGGGTGTATGAAAGTCGTAAATCTGGTTCGCGTTATCAGATAATGATCCCCAGTTGATAACGTCGATTCCCCAATTCTGTTCGTCGAATAGACGGATAAGATTTGGACTGACGGCAAACGTAACCTGACCTTTGAGTGCACCGAGGAAGCGACTGCACATAATCGTGTCACCATAACCTTGTTCAAGGTGAACCAGTATTCGTTTGTCGGTAAGATCCTCTCCTCGCCACTCGGGGATGTGAAAATCCCATGCAGGGCTGTGGACAAGGGTATGCCATCGCGACTCATAAAGTGCCAAGCCCTCAGTCAGTTTCCCCTGCGCCATCTTGGCGTGGGCCAAGTCGAACAACGCGTGATGATCATCGTGACCGAGTTCGATAACCTTGTTTAATAGAATCTCCGCTTCGTCGTAATCTTGCTGTCGGTACGCAACGAGGGCGAGGTTATGCCAGATGTCAGGTTGCTCAGGTCGAAGCCGGCTCGCGTGTACCAACGGACCTTTGCATTCGGTGTATCGTTCGAGACGAAGTAACGCGTTTCCCAGAGCGAGCCATTGGTTGTAGTCTTCAGGAGCAAGTGCCGTGATCCGACGCAAACAGCTAACTGCGGCTTCGAGATGGCCTTGGAGTCCGAGAACATGGGCCAGGTTCGCAAGCGGCGCAACAAAGCTGCGATCTTGCCGGTACGCCTGACTGTACAAGGCTCTGGCTTTGGCATAATTGCCTCGTCGGTATTGGACAATACCCTCGTTGTTTAGTTCTTCAGGTGTCAAGTCGGTATCCCGCCTGTGCTGCGTTTGCTCCTGCAAGCGTCCATGCTGCGCCGGTATTTGGGTCGGTTCCCAGATATTGACTTTCCCAGAGCCAAGATATCGCCGGAGTTACTGATGTGGCACCGACGTCCGTAGTACCGGATTTCGTATGGACGCTTCCGGTTCGCGTACCGGCGCCGGATAAGGCCATTGCAACTTTCGTCCCGCAAACATAGATTGTTGGCGACGCTAACGTCAGTGCCCCCATATTAAAAAGGTCTTCGTTAGTAACAGTTGTCGACTGCACATATTGTTGAAACGCGGTATTTAACTGTGGTGCTGGAATATTTTCTAAGTAATTCACCGGCGTCGATGGCGTTATCTGCGCCCACAATGCGAGATTTGCAATTGCTGTGGTCGTTGGCGCTGTTGATGGCGGTCCTGACGTAAACGTAATCGTTGCCGAGCGGGCGTCAGTTTGATTGTTATACGAAACGGCGAAGCCGGATACCGTCAGACTAGCCATAAAGCCAATCCAATATGTCGTTCCTGCAGTCAATGTTGGCGGGGTTGCAAACGGCATAGACAATACTTGGCCCGTAGTACATCCTGTAACGACAGTGCCAGCCCCGTTAGTCAATAGTGTTCCCGGAACGCCGCCTGCACTGTTGGTATAGACAAATGCTTGCGTTTGAAGTGTCGGACTAGTCGCCTGCGCCGTAATATCTACACTGTTAAGAGTGCAATTGACGGCTGGAGTAATTGGTTGGTAGTACGATCCATTAGCTCCAATTGAAGTTCCGGTTGTCGTAAATGCCGGTGTTGTGTGCCCGATTGCTGCCAGACCAAACGTGAATTGAGCCTGGTTGTCGGAAACTGGAAACACAGTCTCGACTCGTGGACACGTATTCACGGCAGTATTGTTGGTTGTTCCAGTTGAGTCAAATAGATAAAAATCGTCAACGACTAATGTATTGACGGCTCCGGCTGGCGCTGCAATCGAGATTCCATTCGCGGTGTTGTTAGTTGTCGTATGTAAATTTCCGGTTCCCGACAGAACCGACACGCCGTCGAGCCAGATTTGATAAGCACCTGTTGCCGAGAATGTCAAATCCCATTCGAGATAATGAATTGAACCTTGGGATATTATATTTGGAATATTCGCTATAAGCGTTCCATTAGATAATCCGTTGTAAAGTCCAATTCGCATAGTGGAGTCGGTCATTCGTATCGAACATTGTGCCGTTGCACTATCTAAAAATTGAATATACGGTCCGTTGGCAGCCCCGCCAGATAGAGTTTGAATTTGAAATCTAAGACCACCGATTAATCGAGTGTAATTCGACGGGAAATTCTTAGTCACGCCTGCGCCGTTAGTTAAATTACCTATCGCGTAACCTGTGGCACTCAGTCCAGCAACTATCTGTGCTCCTTGAGACGAAACTTGGGTCCATTCCTGTGCTAATAAATTGGGGACAGAGACTGTATTGCTAAAATTAGGGGCGACGCCGTACTTGTCAAAACCGTCGAGCATTACGCAGACCATACTGACGTTACCTCGCCCGTCGAGCCCAAACGTAACCAGTTGCCGTTGCGCTACCCGTCGAGAACGTTGCTGATGCTGTTAGATAAACGTTGGTGTTGGCAGTGACGTTTATACGAGTCGATGCTAGTGGCAATGATTGAGCTGTGTTGGAGGCGAAGGTCGCGTGTAGCGAATGCAACATGCCGCTTCCGGCTGCGATCTGAGCTGGCGTCGGTAGCGTGGCCGAGGTGGTTCCGATGCCGGCACTTACTGTTGACGGTGCGGCATTGCCGGCTCCAGTTATGTTTACAACGCCAGCTACGTCCCAATCACCTGCAGTCAGCGCCAAAGTCCCTACGTTGACCGTGGCTCCGGTTGCCATCGTCACACCGGTCGTTACACTAGTCGATAAGACTTCGCCGAGGGTTCCAGCTTGCGCCGGGTTTCCATTAGTGACACCAAACAATGGCATCCGCGACGTATCACTCGGATGAACGTGATCGCCCCGCGACCAAGAAGTCGCCGTTCCTGGGGCTGCCGTACCGTCCATTGTTGGATTGCCGTTGGACGCACTTGGCGTCAACGGGACGAATATTAGATTGTCGGTTCCCAAAGTCGCTTGGTTGCCCGCATTGGCACTGACGGCTGTAGGACCGGCGGGACCGATCGGTCCCTGAATTCCAGTTGCTCCCGTGTTTCCTTGTGGACCTGCGGGTCCGGTAGCTCCGGCGACCCCTTGGGGACCTTGCGTTCCAGCTGGTCCCTGAGTCCCTTGGGGTCCGGCAGGACCAGCTGGACCTTGGTTGCCTTGTGGACCTTGCGGACCTTGCGGCCCAGCTGAGCCGGTTCGCATAGCGGCGACGGTTGCGGCCTGGTTGTTGACCATGGTTGTGTCGGTACCGTGGTCCCATACG